CCGAAGCCGGTGTACTTCTAAATATAAGAGCCGATGGATCGACATATTTGTTTAGATATATCGACGAAGAATCGTCAAAGATTACAGAAATGTTAGAACAAGCATTCAAACACAGAGATGTTCCAGCAGTGGCAGATATGTTAGAACGACTTCAAGTTGTTGTTGAATTAGCAAAACAATCATGATACTATACGTTAACGGCGACAGCCACACTGCCGCGGCCGAGGCAGTAAACAATCATGCCTTTGCCATGGACGATGGCGATTTGTTTTATTTGGGCAGACGACCGCACCCAGCAAATTTAGCAGTGAGTTGGGGCAAAATGTTGAGTGGTTCGCTGAGAACCAGTTTTCATTGTGATGCCGAAAGTGCCAGTTCCAATAAACGCATCGTTAGAACCACACGAGAATGGTTAGCACAACCACGCAATCAAGATGCTTTGGTAATTATCCAATGGAGTACCTGGGAACGTGAAGAATGGCAAGACGAGGATGGCACATACTTTCAGGTCAATGCATCGGGCATTGATGATGTTCCCGACAACATGAAACTGAGATACCAAAATTTTGTAATTGACGTGGATTGGCGTGCTTGCACAGAGATGTGGCACGATCGTATTTGGGAATTTCATCAAGAGCTCGAAGCTCAAGGTATTCCCCATATATTCTTCAATGGCAATAGTGATTTCAGTAGTATACAAAATCGACACGATTGGGGCACAAGCTACATTGGGCCATATGACCCAACCAGTACATACGATGCTGTGTTAAAACAAAATAATTACCAAACTGTTGCACCCAATTCTTGGCATTTTGGGCCAGAAGCCCATTGCTTTTGGGCAAATTATCTGCTACAATACATTGTTCGCAACCAACTAATGTAAGGCTTCTTATGCGCTATGTGTTAATTGACACAAGTAATATGTTCTTTCGTGCTCGTCATCAAGCACATCGTCAGAGTGATACTTGGACAAAACTGGGCTTTGCCCTGCATCTCACTATCATGAGTGCAAACAAAGTGGCCCGCAAATTCAATGCAGATCACATTGTATTCGCACTGGAAGGTCGTAGCTGGCGCAAAGATGCATACGAGCCCTACAAGAAAAACCGTGCTGTGGCCCGTGCTGCCCTGTCAGAAACAGAAGCTGAAGAAGACAAGCTGTTTTGGGAAACCTATGATGAACTGACTAAATACTTGTCTACAAAAACCAACTGTAGCGTTATCCGTTGTGCCACAGCAGAAGCAGATGACGTTATTGCTCGTTGGATTGCATTGCACCCCCAAGATGACCACACAATCGTAAGCACCGACTCAGATTTCGTGCAATTAGTTGCACCCAATGTCAGTTTGTACAATGGTGTCAATGATCACTTGTTTACTCCCGAGGGTGTAACCGATGACAAAGGCCGTAAATTGAGTTTTACAATTGAAAGTAATTCAAAGATCAAAGTGGGCAAAGCCAACGCTGACTTTGAACCTCCTACAGACTATCAAACTTGGTGTTTGTTTTTGAAATGCATGCGAGGCGATCCTGGAGACAATGTATTTTCTGCATACCCTGGTGTGCGTATCAAAGGTACAAAAAAATCCGTGGGACTCACAGAAGCATTTGAAGATCGTAGCAAGAAAGGTTATGCGTGGAACAATCTCATGCTCCAGCGTTGGACCGATCACAATGAGCAAGAACACAAGGTTCTAGAAGACTACGAACGCAATCGAGAACTGATTGACCTCACTGCACAGCCACAGGCAGTCAAAGACACAGTGGACACAGCAATTCGCGAACAAATCAGTCATCGAGACATCGGCCAAGTTGGCATGCATTTCTTAAAGTTCTGTGGAAAATATGAACTTAACAAATTGAGTGAGCATGCCGACACAGTGAGCCGTTGGATGAACGAAACATACAAAGGAGTATTAGATGATAATAGCCAAACCAGTAATTGACAAACAGTTTTGGATCTTACAACAAGACGATCAAAAAATTGGCAATGTCGAAGCATGTCAGGACGGCGGATTTCAAGTCAGGCTCAATGATACCGTCCAACAATACAAGACCATCAAGATGGTAACGCAACTACACAACATTGTGTTTGAGCAACCACCCAAATCAACAAAGAAGCCAACAACTGGCGATGTTCATGGATACAGCGCACAGGGTCGAGTGTACAATCCTGTGTGGGACGTAAAACATCGATTGCCGTTGTTTACCAAAAATAAAAAATCTAAATCGTGGTTTGCCGCAGGATGGTATCAGGTTCAACGTGGACGCAACTGGAAAACAGTTCAAGATCCCAAACTGATCACTCTCCAACGCTACAAATACCACGGACCATTTCATACCAAAGAGGAAGCCAATGACAGAGCCGTTTGATATTTTTAAAGAATCTCAAATTTTCACTGGCGACGTAGATCAATATCTAAAATTTATTAACTCTTATTTTGATGTTTGCCACAATAAAAAAGTTTTAGAAATAGGGCCATACGATGGCATACACACCAAAGAAATTATAAAAAATAACCCGTCATACTTGGAAGTAATCGAAGGATATAAACCATGTATTAAGACACTAGAAGCTATACCAAAAATAGATAAAATAGTTCATGGCGATGTAATGAAGGAACTAACTATTGTAAATCAGTTTGATATAGTGATATGTTTTGGAGTTCTTTATCACTTGCACAGTCCGTTGCACTTATTAGAATTAATTGTAAATAATTGTCGTCCAAAATATCTAATGTTTGACTGTGTATTCGAACAAGAACAAATCACAGTATTGGAGGAAAATATTAATATCCCAGGATCTTGCCAAACACAAAAAAATTGGAAATCGTGCGGTGTCAATATCGTCATTCCGTTCTTAACATACAAACAGTGTTTAGAGAAAATGGGTTATGAATTATCAAACACACATATATTAAATGTTTCAACTGTAGCAAAATCAAACAGTTGGTTAGCAACTTGGATATTAAAGGAAGACAATGACAAATCCATTTCGTGATCAAGAAAAATTCATGCAAGCCTGTGGGCAGACAACTCTAGGCGAGAACATTGAACAATACAAGCTCTACTATGATCTCATCAAAGAGGAAGTAAAGGAACTCGACGAGTCTACCACACAAGAAGACGACTTAGATGCACTAATTGACATTCTTGTGGTTACCATTGGTGCCATCCATAGCATGGGTGCAGATGCCGAAGGTGCTTGGAAAGAAGTTATGCGCACTAACTTTGCCAAGATTGACAAAGAAACAGGCAAGGTTCGCAAGCGTGAAGATGGCAAGGTTCTTAAGCCCCTGGGCTGGACTCCTCCGGAGTTAACGCCTTATCTCAAAAAATCATTATGATTCATTTACAAAAGTTCATTGATCGTATACAAGGCACTGAAGCACGTGGACTCAAGGATATCAGTGTTCCGCTGTCGGACGCCAAGGCCATGGCAGCTGAACTCACAAGAATCCTGTTGGAAATGCAAAGTTTGAGAGAACGAGTTGCACAGCAACCACAAGAAGAAGTTATAACAGTGGAAGTGCATGGTGGTACTTTTAAATAAACTACGCAGTTTTCTGTCATAAATATTTGTATGAGTAGACCCAAGCCAACTGTTCTAATAGAACTCACAAACAAAACAACCTACAAAAGCGAACAAGTTCTTGCCAGCGAAGGTGTGTGGGCAGTGTTCTACGACTCTAAGCCTATCAATCTCAAAACTTCTAACTTGTTGATTCAATACCCTGGGCCCAAATACAAAAAGGTCAGCTTCTCCAATCCTGGTCATGCCATCAACTTGGCCAAGAAGCTAAACACACAATTCAAAACAGACAAGTTCACTGTAGTGCTGTTGACACAAGGTCAACAAATTTACCCCAGTGCGTGACAAAATCGAACTTACCCGCCAACTGGTGGAACAATTGCCGCCGGGCAGTTGGACAGTGGATCAAGCAAGAATAACATGGTGGTATAACTTTAGAGATGGCGGCGGCATGCGATTAACCAAGTCGGGTTATGATGCTTTTGTTAACGAATTGGAAATTGAAAATTATCAATATGATATTCCGAAAAAAGCCAAATTTACATACGGCACTGTTTTAGCACTAGACAAACGATTGCAATCACCTTATTACCTTGCACGAGATAAAGGTGCCTTTGTAAAAATTGTGTTTTTTGGTAGTAAGGAAGCTGTTTTGGTTAACCTCTACGGTGATATTGAAAAGTTTCTAAACAACTACAATTGACCAAAGCACTGGACTTTGATAAATAAAAGCATTGGAGTCCAATGCTTTATGATATGCCCACATTGTTCAAAAGAGTTTACAAGTAAGATTGGGTATTCTAACCATGTCCGCAGGTGCCCACAAAATCCTAATAGGATTCACGAAGGGCTAACAGACGCAGGCAGAGAAAAAATACGACAGTCTACTATAGCTCAAAATAAAACTAAATGGGCAGATCCTATGTTCAAACAAAAACATAGGGAATCAATGAAACTAGCAGTTCAAAACAATCCAGAATCGTATAGTTCGTCTAACAGAGGTAGAACAAAACAGATAATAGTAGACGGAATAAAATTACAAGGACAATGGGAAGTTGATTTTTACATGTGGGCAAAAGAAGCTGGCTTAAATCCACAACGACCATCAAAAGCATTTAGATATACATGGAATGGCGATAGGTGGTATCATCCAGATTTTTATATAGAGTCTAAGGACTTGTATGTCGAAGTTAAAGGATACGAAACGGATAGAGATCGTTCGAAATGGTCGCAATTTCCCGAAAAGCTGTGTATAATCAAAGAAAAAGAAATTAAACAAATCCGCGAAGGTTGTTTTGTGGGACTTTAGCATAGAGGTAGTGCCGAGAACTCATAATTCTTAAGGGACTGGTTCGAATCCAGTAGGTCCCACAAAGCAACTTTGACACCACTTATCTTTTACTGTATGAATCGCAGTCCTGAACGCAACACTTTCCAACTCAAGAACTACCTTGA